AGGCAACCGCTTCCCGGCGGCCCCCCACGGGGGCCGGATCGGGGTGGTTTTGGGGGTGCAACCGGGACCGCGGCAGGGGTGGCGGGAGGGCTGCGGGCAGGGCGGTGCAGGTGTAAGGCGGGATCCTGTTGTTGCTTCCTGCGGTGTCATGGGCGCTACAAAGGCGGGGCCGGAGCGGGCAGGGCGGGGGCCGGGTTTCGGGGCCGGCGGCCGGTCAGCGGCATCACCAACGAGTTCGACGAATCATCCGCTTTGTCTAAGAGGGGCCGGGCCTCGGGGGCGGTGTGCCAACCCGGCGCTAAGACCCGGTGGGTTTCCTGGCGGATGTAGGTTGGACTAGGTATCCCTTGAACGGGGGCGCTGCTTGGGGCTGCGTACTGGCGGCCCTTGAGGGCGCGGTAGGCTGGGGTGGTTGTGGCCGCTTGGGCTGGCTTGCTGGGGTTCTCGTCGGGGACGTGGTAGCGGTAGCTATCTCTTGTGCAAGGCGGTGGAGCTGCAAGGTAGCGGGGTCTAGGTTAGCGGTTGACGTGGAATACGAATCGGAAGTCTCCAGACGGGTGTATGTCCTACGTCTGTACTTCCAATCCGGGATGGCGCGGATCACTCCATGTGGACCCACGAGCGGCTTACGAATGATCACGGCGTACGTAGACTCTCTTTGTAGGGCAGCCTCTTGCTGACGGGCGGTGAAGCGGGCGCGGGCGGTCTTGAACTCGATGGAAAGGTCTACCTCATCTAGCAGACGAGAAAGGGTGAGGATCTCTGTCTTGAGCATGTTGCGGATGTCTGCGGCGGGCTTTCGGATAGCGCCGGAGGCTTGCTTGCGCTCGATAATGCCGAAGCTGAGTCCCTTCTCCAGGATGCGATCGTAGGCGTCGGATTGGGCGCGAAGTGCAGACACAACCGCGTTGTACTGGACGGTCTTTTTGTCTGCCTCGAAGCGTTCGACGGCGGCTTGCAGCTTGTTGATGATGCCTAGCTGGAAGACCGCGTACCGGACAAAGGTGTGCTGCGGGGAACAGGCGTAGAGCTTGACCAGGCGGTCTGATGCTTTCGCGATGTCCTGCTGCACCTCTTGGATGCGGGTGCCCAGCTCTAGGGCTATCTGGTCGAGCGTGTGGCCCTCGGAGAGCAGCCGGAGGGCCTGCTGCTGTCGTGCGCGCAGCAGAAGGCTTGCGCTGGCCCCTGGGGTCGCTCCTTCGACGTGGAGCTGCCCGTGAGTGATCTGCTGCTTCCTGGTTAGGAGCTTGGGGCGGTTCTTGAGCGGCTTGCGTTTCTTCTTGGTAGGCGATGCGGGCATGGGGTCTCCTTGGCTGCTCTACAGACTAACAGCAGAGGCGGTGCGAGGGAAGGGACTACGGCAGCGGATCGGCAACGCGGGCGTGGTCGGCTGCCCGCTTGGCGCATTCGCGAGCGATCCGGTCGATGTGCTTCGCCATGAGGTACAGAACGTGCTGCTTGTTCCAAGGCGGCATGTTGTCGGCGATGCAGAGCAGCGAGTCAAGCTGGTGAGGCACACCGGCAGGAACGGGGCACAGCCCGGTCGCATGTGCCCAGACGCGGACCAGCGTGCTCTCGCCGTAGTCGGAGCACTGCTTGACGAACCGCTCGCACTCCTCAGAGTTCCAGCCCAGCCTCATCGTGCTTCTGCTCCTTCTCTAGCGCGGCGATATGCCGGTCGATGTACCAGCGGGCCTTGTGGAGGTCTTCTAGCTCGTGGCCCTTGTGCGCGGCCCTCGCGATGTACTTGACCGCGTTGCCGAGGCAGAAGCCAAGCTTCCAGTCCTCAATCACGTCGATGACCTCGAAGCGGCCGAACGTGTAGTGAGGCGGGTGATTCACGGTATCGGGCACGGCGTCACTCCGTCAGGGCGGATCTCGACGGTTGTGGTCCCGTCGATGTTCTTCGTGAACCAGACTTGATGTGGCTGCGGCGCGCGTAGCAGTTCAGCCTCCGTCAGATCGATCCGTTGCTGCCCAAGTCGCGCGAGCATGGCCCCGACTGCCGCGGCAGCAGCCTGCCCAGGCAGTCGGAGTAGTACCGCCTGCCCACCTCCGCAAGGCCGGCCGAGCCAGTTATCCCGAGTCCTCGTACCTTTGTTCCAGGCGTCTAGGCAACGGTCCAGGAACTCGGCGAGGACGAAGTCAGGGGTGTCGCTTACGTTCTCCTCGCTGTTGCAGTTGATCGCGTGCTCGATCGCTTTCATCGTCTCTTGCTTCATTGTCTGCTCTCTCCTTGCTGCACGTCAGCTCACCGAGCAGCACCCGGATCGCCTTGTGCGTCAGTTTGCACCCTCGCTTCTTCGCTTCCTCGATCAGCTCCTCGATCTCCGTGCTCTCGGCCACGGCCCGCCTTCATCATCGCAAGCAGCTCGTCCAGCTTCGCCTCGATCCGCAGCAACGGATCTGCGGAGCGAAGCGTGATCGGCGCTTGCGCCTTCGCATCGACGGCGAACACGCCCGGCGCCCACTCCTTCACTTGCAGCTTCTCGTTGAACCTGCGGCACGCGCCCTCGGCGTCCATGCCCGATAGCGGCTCGTCGCTGTCGACCTTGATCAGCATCTCCACCCGGAAGGTCTTGCTGTAGACGAACCCGCTCATGCGTGCACCTCAGAACGGCAGCGCGGCCAGGGACCGCGCGCGGATCATCGCTTCCTTCTTCGCCCTCGGCAGCTTCTTGATCTTCGCTTCGAGCTTCTGCGCGTCGCTCTGCGTTCCGGCCGGCCACGACCAGACGAGACGCACCGGCCTGCGCCCGACGGTGTACCGCGCCCCGCAGATCCCTGCGTTGTGCTCATCGACCCGCCGCTTCACGTCGGTTGTGCAGCCGCAGTACAGCGTACCGTCGGCGCACCGGAGCAGGTAGACGCTCCACATGCCGTCGCTCATCGCGGCCACCGGCGCCGCAGCCAGCACACGAGGCGGTGCCAGCGGCCGATCCCGCGCGCCCCGCACAACATGCAGGTCACTGAGCAGGCGTCGACCAGCGCGCGGCTCCCAACGGCAAGCTCGACGAAGCGACGGCTCTGCGTCTGCGTCATCCGGCCGCACCCGCACAGCGCAGCCGTCGCGCGGTCGAAGCGGTTGAACTCGGCCCGCGTCTCGCAGTAGCAGACGGTGCCGTTGCCCTCGCAGGTCGAGCACGTCTCGGATTCTCGGTGTCCCTTGCCGCGGCAGTCTGGGCACGTTGCATATCGCATGGTCTACCCCTCGCGCCAGTATTCCTCGAGCGCGGCGTATGCTCCAGCATCATCGACCAGCACGTAATCGAACGCGCCGATCCCGGCAGCCGAGGAGCACGGCTTGAACAGCAGGGTCCGGCCCTCGACGCGCACGATCATCGAAGAACGGGTCAGCCCGGTCGCGGTAGCCTCGCCGATCGTCAGCCGGCGCAGCGTGCCGAATCCTGGGCACCCGAGCTTCGGCGGCCGGCCGCGGTGCCGGTCCCGCGAGATCCGGCCTGCCACCTAATGCACCTTCTTGAGCACGTTGTTCGGGATCGGTGAGCCGGCAAGGACGATGCGCCGCTCGCCTTCCCCGGTGTGCGCGCCGTCGACAAGCTCGGCTAGCTTGGCGAGCACCGGCGGCGGCATCTCACCGCAAACTCGCATGAGCATCCCGTGAACGCACCCGAGCTGGTCGCTCTCGGTTACGGCATCCTTCCAGGTGTCGGGCGGGATCATCGCGCCGCCGCCGACGGTGAAGTGCCCGACCTCTCGCGCGGTAGTAGCGTCATGGCTCCCCGGCTGCATTGCGGACACGCGGACGGTCATCTCGACGAGCACGAGCACTTGGTTCGGCTCCTTGAGGATCTCTGGCATCGTCATCTCCTTGGGCACCACTCGGGCGGTTCGATGCCCGCGGCCTGCTCGAGTAGCTGGGCGCGGCTCATGTCGGCGGGCTGCCGGAACGCGACCTCTGGAGCTACGCGGGCAAGGTCCGTTGGCTCTTGCTTCGCGTCGTCCTCGTCGCCGTGCGTGCAGCGGAGCAGGTAGGCGCCGTGGCTGTAGATCGGCTTCGCGTCGTCGCACATCGCGCACGATGGCGGGCAGCCGGTCATCCCGCGCTTGCTCAACACGGCCCGCAGCCGCTCGTCGGCGAGCCCCGCCAGCTCGTGGGCCTGCCGCAGCAGCACGACGCTCTGGAGGTGCAGCATCCCGATCGCGGCGTCAAGCGCCGACGGGATCACCTCCTCGAACAGCGCCGTCGCTTCCTCCCTCGTCGGCGGGTGCTCGCTCTCCAGCCACTCCGCGATCGTCTCCAGCGTGTGCGACCTCATCCGGCACCTCCCGCTCGGGTTCCTGCTTGACCACGCGCTCGACCACATCGGCGATCTCTGCTCGAAGCTGCTCCATCACCCGCTGCGGCGCGCCCTCGGGCTGCCGCCGCATCTCCATCTTCACTCGCTCGTTGATCGTCGTCGCCCAGACGAGCCGGACCAGCTTCGCGGGAAGGACGAACTGGTAGTAAGGCTTCTCACCGCGCACGCCCCAAGCCATGCGGGCCTCGCGACGTAGGATCTCGGAGAGCGTGTGCTTCCACGCCTTGAACTCACGGAGGGCCTGCTTGTGCAGACTCGTCTGGACGCGCAGCCGGAACACCTCGCGCCCGCGCTCGACCGCAACGTCTGTCGTCGGCCCGACCGGCAGCGGCGCGATGCCGCCCGAGCTTGCGCGAGCCCTCTCGGCAGCTTCCAAGACCTGCGCCGCCGTCGGGCCTTCCCCGTCACGCGGCATCATCTCGACGCCGTCTGCGATCTTCTCCATCGTCAGCTTGTTCTCGTCGTCGTTCATCGGGCTACCTTCCTCACGATCCGCACGAGGACAACGTCCCAGTAGCGGCTGTAGACCGGGCATGCCCGGCATGTAAACCCCTTCCAGTTGAGCCTGCACGCGAGGTCGAGGCACGCCGAGTACCCTGCACACCGCCAGACGCGCACCGTACCGCCTTCCACGTCGATCCCGTTCCGCTCCGTCTCGCACGGCAACGGCGACAACCCGAGCACATCCTGGAGCACCTGCCCTCGCCGCCTCGCTGCCACCGCTAGTCCCCCATCGCGATCTGCCTTGGCTGCTCCTCTCTCCTTCGCTTCAGCTTCGCGCGCAGCTCACCGATGCGGCGCTCCCAATCCGTCACCGTCGCGCGGTAGCCGGATCGGTAGTGCGCCCAGTACGGGTGCGCGCTATGCGGCCCGCAGGCCCGCGCGTGGTAGCGGCGCCACATGCTCAGCACCCGAACGCCGGCCCTGATGTTCACGCGAGGGTCTAGGAGCAAGTGCTCCCTGCCCCGGTAGGCGTCACCGGGGCGGTCGGATACATGCACTTGCATGAGCCCGTAGTCCCGCGTGCGGCTGCGGCTGCGTCTGTTCCAGCTCGACTCGAGGTGAACGATCGCGACGACGAGCGCGGGGTCGGCCCGCTGCCGTCTCGTCTCGGTGTCGATCAGCCTCGCATACTGCCTCGCCGTGGCGTCCCCGAGCTGCGGGGCAAGCCACAGGATCGTGGCCACGATCCATTCCATCGCACCGCTCCCTTCCAGGTCATGGTTGCGCCGAGTAGCGTTGCAACAGCAGCAGCTCGGTGAACGGGTCACGGAGCCCCGTGACCTGGATCCGGTGCGCGCGCTGGAACTTGGTGACGGCTCGCTTGCTCTCCTCGCCCCAGCTCCCGTCCGCGCCGTACTTCGGAAGGCACGCCGCGTCCCAACGGAGGAGAGAGGTCTGCCAGTCGTAGATGTCCTGAAGCCGAGGAGCGATCTTGCGTCGCGCCTCGACGTACTCTTGCAGGGCATAGCCGGGGCACGCGGCCTTGCCGAAGTGGTAGTGGCCGAACAGCCCCTCGTCGCCGAAGCCGAACGAGCCCTGTGCCCACTTGATCGCCGTGTCGAGGGCGCGCATCTGCCGGAGTAGCGGCATCGTTGCCCGGCCGCGGTGCCCCGGCCCGTCGAAGTCGCCCATCACGAGGATCGCGAGCAGGTGCCGGTTCTCGTCGCCGGGAGCGTCGGAGCCCTGCGCGTAGGTCCGCCACAGCGGGTCCGCGACGAGCCACGGGCGCTCATCGTCGACGATCGCAAGGTGGTAGCAGATCGACGGCAGCGGCCGGCCCGGCGTGATGTGGTTGTCCTCGCTCGTGTGGTACTCGGCCGTGCGAAGCGGGTTCGTCCCGCCCGCGTTCTGGTGCACGCAGACGCCGAGGATGTCGGCCTTCGCGCGGGTCGGCCACTTCCCAGCCGTCGGCATCTCCGCACGCTTGTCGATCAGCTCTCCGTCGTTGACAGCCATCGCGATCAGCTCGGCAACGGTGCTCATCGCCGCCTCCCTTCCCGCTCAGCGATCTCGACGACCACGCGCTGCTTGTACTTCGCCGCGATGGCTTCGAGGATCGTGCGGAGGGCCTGCGCGTTGCGCCCCTGCTTCCCGATCACCTTGCCCATGTCCCCGTCTGACGTGCGAACGGTGAGCACGACCGTGTTGCCGCCGTCTGAGATGGTCTGCTGCACGTCGACGCCGCTAGGCTGGTCGACCAGCTCCTTGACGATCTCGCGTGCTAGCTCTTGCATGTTCATTCGCCACTCTCGCTTTCGCTTGTGCGCTGGACTACCACTCTATCTTGCGACGCGGCCCGACGCAAAGACCGGCTGCGGCTGATCGATCCCTTTGCGCTCGAGGAACGGGCGGGTCGTCAGTGCCTCGGGCGCGGCCTTCGTCACCCGCAGGAACACCCGCCGCAGCCGCTCTGGCAACGTGTCGAGGGGCACGCGGCCGGCCCGCACCTTCAGCTCCTCTCGCAGCAACGCCGCGATGAGCGCCGCGTCGGCGATGTTCCCCGCTGCGTTCTCGTTCTCCTGTAGCAGCGCGGGTAGCTCCGCGCTCAGCGCCGCGAACCGGGTACACGCGGCCTTCACCATGTCCGGCTTCTTCGCGTCGCCGTTGCCGGTCGATGCCAGCTTGACCGATGACGGGTCGTAGACACGCAGCGGGATGCCTCGCTGCCACAGCCCGGCTTTGACCATCCCGCCCAGCTCGACAACGTCCGAGTGCCCACGCTGGTTGCTGCCGAAGGCGTACCCCTCGACGGCGACGTGCTCGGCCTCGAACTTGTCGACGGTGCGCAGCACCCAAGCCGCGGCCAGGTTGATGCGGTGCATCCGGGCCGACTCCGAGCTTCCGTCCATCTTGAACCAGCACAGCCGGTCCGGGTGCTTCTTCTGGAGTCCCTTGAGGTCGGTCCACGCGACGGCGCGAACGAGCCGGCCGCCTTCAAGCACCGCGAGGCCGGTCCCCCGCGGCGACAAGTCAAGCCCGATGATCGCGGGCTCGACCACCTTGCGGATGATGCGCGCGTACATTCCTGCCTCCTCAACGGAGGAAGGCGCGGGGCCGCCGGGAGGGGCCAATGGTGAATCGGCCGGCAGCAGCCCCGCGCCTTCTCACATCTTGCGTCACGCGGAAGCAGCCACGCGCGTCTTCGCCATCTTGGAGAACTTGGGGTCGGACTCGATCCCGATGCACCCGAGCCCCAGCTTGCGGCACGCGACCAGCGTCGTGCCGGTCCCCATGAACGGGTCGAACACCTGCGCCGCCTTGTCGGTGTGGCGGTCGATGAGGCGCTGCACGAGCGCGAGCGGCTTCTGCGCCGGGTGCGCGAGACGCTCGTTCCCGCCGCACACCGGCAGGTCGACGTGGTTGTGCGCGTCCGACGTGCCTGCGTTCTCCCACGGCTTGAAGACGTACTTGTCGCCGCGCGTGCCCCAGACGATCGCCTCGCAGCTCGGCGCGTACACCGAGCGGTGCGCCGGCGCCGGGTTCGTCTTGTGCCACACGATGCAGCCGCGATAGGTGAGCTTCGCGCGCTGCATGGCAACCTTGTAGAGCCCGACCAGCTCCAGCGGGGCGAACGCGATGACCGAGCCCGTCTGCGAGAGCAGCGGCGCGATGTCCATCACCCACGCGATGTCCAGGCGGTCCCACTTCGCCAGCGCCGAGTCGTTGATCGCGGCTCGCGCCGTGTGCAGGATCGGGTTGCGCTCCAGGTCGTAGGGCGGGTCGGTGAAGACGAGGTCGATCTTGCCCTTGTACTGCTTCACGAACAGTGGGGCCTTGATGAGCTTGCGGTAGTCGCCCTCGGCGACGAGCACCTCCGGTCCCGTCGGCTCGGCTTCCTTCTTCGGGGCCTTCTTGTCGCCCTTCGTCGCGGCCTTCTCCTTCGCGCGGGCCTTGGCCTTCTTCTCGGCCTCGGCTTCCAGCTTCTTCAGCTTGCGCTCCTTTCGGACCTTCGACAGCGCCTTGCTTGCGGCCACGTTGCGCTCACGGCTGGTCTTCGCCTTGGCGATCTCCTTCTTGTCCTCGTCGGGCAGGTCCGCGATGCCGAGCAGGTCGTACACGGCCGACTTGCCGAGGTTCAGCGAGCGCGCGACCTCCGCGATGAATGCGTCGCCGGTCACAACCCCGCCGGCCTTGGCCTTGCCGCCGTCGGCGCGCGCCGCGGCCTTCAGGTTCCAGCCGGACCCGAGGCCGTGCTTCTTCTCGAAGAGCGCCTTGTACCGCTTCAGGCCCTCGCCGACCTCGAGCCGGTCGAAGTCCTTGCGCTTGATGTTCTCCTCGAGCTGCACCGCGAGCGTCTCCAGCTCGCCCTCGGGCGCGATGAACGTGGCCTTGACCTTGATGCCGAGCTTCCGGCACGCGCGGAGGCGCCGTAGCCCGGCGATGATGACGGGTGCGCCCTTCTTGTCGTGCCTGACCACGATCGGGTGAAGCTGACCGATGCGCTGGATCGACTCGGCCAGCTCGGAGATGTCCCCGTCGTCCTTGCGTGCGCGCCACCCGACCAGCACCGACTTCGGTTCGAGGAGCGTCACGCCCACGCTCGGCTCCTGCTTGCTCGCTGCTTCCGTTGCCATCTTCGCTTCTCCTTGTGCTTGGGCGTCACGCCCATCTTGCGACGGACGACCCGCCGCGCTTCTGCACTACCAGGATGTCGTCAACCGCGTTGACTACGTCGTCTTGATGCGAGACGACGAACTGCTGCTTGAGCCCGAACTCCGACGAGAGCTTCCCGACAACCAGCGCCATGAGCTTTTGCCGATTGCCGGCGTCGAGCATCGCGAACACCTCGTCGAGCATCACCATCTGCACCCGCGAGCCCGTCATGCTCGCCACGAACAGGCTGCATGCCAAACGTACGGCAAAGGACTGTAGCACCCGCGCTCCGCCGGACTCAAGGGAGAACGGGCGCTCGGTCCCGCCGTCGAGCACGGTCACGGTCGGCTCGTCCCTCCGCTTGCGGGGCCTCGGGCCTCCGCAGCCGGCGCAGGCATCCTTCAACCAGCTCTCACCACCGCAATGCGGGCAGACCTTCTCGAAGCCGGCCAGCTCCCGGTACGCGGCGAACCGGATGCGCTTCGGGTAGTCGAGCCGGTCGAGAACCCAGTTGCACCTCTCCTCGACGGCAGCCAGCTCGTCGTCCATCACCTCGAGCGGGATGCCCGACCGCCCGCACATGAACTCGACGAAGTGCAACCGCTGCCGGTCCTCGTCAAGCTGCCGGACCTCCGCGTCGATCGCCTGCACGCGAGCGCGAGCCGCTGCCGCACGGTCAAGCCGCTCCTTCGCGCGCCCGACCGCGACGGCTGCGCGGCTCCGGGCGCTGGCGTGAGCTGCAAGCTCAGAGCGGGCCGCACGCAGTGTCGCCTTCTCCTCATCGCTGCGGCATGGCTGCGCCTTGCTGGGCACGGATGGGGCGGCCCCAGCCGCACCCTTCTTCGCTGCCGCAAGCTCGGCTTCGCTCTCCGTCAGCTCCGCGCGGGCCGCGGCAAGCCTTGCGGCAGCGGCCTCCGAGCCGCCGAGAAGCCGGTCGCAGCGCGTCTTCAGCACGGGGCACTTCGACTCGGACAGCTCCCGCAGCGCGGCCCGTGCTGTTCGTTCCCGGCGCTCTGCCGCGTGCAGCAGCCCGGCCGCTTGCGCGCGGACCTGCACCGCCGCGGCTTCGGCCGCACGTTCCGCGAACTCTTGCTTCTCGCGCAGAGCGACGGACTCGGCCAGCGCGTCGACCTGTTGCTCCAAGAGCCGCTGCGTCTTGTCGGCTTGAGCCTGCGCTGCCCTTGCTTGCTCCAGCTCGCGCTTCGCGTCGTCGCGGCCCTCGGCTTCCTCGGCGACTCGCTCCCGCTCGGCCCGCAGCTTGGTAACGACGGCTACCGCGTCGTTGCTGCGGCTGCGCGCGGCCCGCTCGTACTGCTCCCACTGCCGAAGCCGTGCGGCCCACCGCTGGAAGTAGTCGCGCTTCGAGCCGTCCATGAACTGGTGAATGTCCCCTTGCACGAAGTACGAGAGGGCGACGAAGTCCTGGAAGCTGACGCCCAGCTTCGTCGCGATGACGGCGCCCACCTCGCTCGCCTTCCCGGCGCACCCGGCGAGTTTGACGATCGGCGTGTTGGCCTTCGTCCGCCCGCGCGTGATAGCGAGCACGTCGCCGGTCGGAAGCTCCACCTCGCCCTCAACGACCATGTCGGCGTCGGCGCTATCGGTGATGAGGTTCACCTCCCGCGTCTCGCTCGTCAGGATCGGCACGTCGCCGTAGAGCAGGTAGCAGATCGCAGAGAGGATCGTGCTCTTGCCGGACTCGTTGTTGCCGACGATCCCGATCGTCTGCTTGCCTCGGAAGTCGAGCCCGCACTCCCGCCTGTAGCCCATGAAGTTGCGGAGCAAGAGCTGGCGGATGATCATCGCAGCCTCGTGATCTCTGCTGCCACATCCTTCGGCAGCTCGTCGTGCGCTGCGCTCAGTCGCTCCCGCAGCTCGTCGACGACCTCGCTGAGCCCGCGGTGGAACTGCTCGATACCCTCGCCGCGCTTCGCGCTACCGACTTCAAGTTCCTCGATGAAGCGAAGCGCCGCGTCTCGATACCTATCCACCGCTGTCCTCCTTCTTGCAGGGCTCGACGAGTCCCGTCTCGAGGTTGACCCAACCGACGAGGAGGTACGCCCAGCCGGTGCCGAGCGGGGTATCCGGGTATCGCTGCGGCGTGCTCTTGAAGGTGTGGTCCGGCCCGACGGCGAGGAACCGCAGCTCGCCGAGCATAGCCGAGTCGAGCGCGGCGTTCTGGTAAGCAGCCCACAGCGTCGTCGCCGTGCCCTGCCCCGCATCTGCTTGAGCGCGTTGGGATGCACCGCCAGCGGTTCCGTCACGACGACACCTCCATCTTGTCCTCGAACCACTTGTTGACCGCGAGCACCCCTTCGTCGTCTTCCATCATCACTTCGGAGTCGTCATGGATCTGGCTCTTGGGGACCCAACACGCGCCGTCGAGGTCTGGCACCTCGACGAGGATCGCCGCCTCCGTCTCGCGGACGCAGACGCAGCCCTCATAGTACGCGGCATCCTTGCTCGGATTGCGAAGTCTGGTCATATCGGTCTCCTCATGCGCGGCACAGCCGGCTCGGCCTTGCGGATGATCCTGAACGTCTCCTCGGGTGCCCCGAAGTGCATCCCGGCGAACTTGACGCCGCCGGGGCAGAACGAGAGCAGGGCCAGCCCCTCGGCGAGTACGTTGAACGCCTTGGCCGCCTCTCCCCTCTTCCCACCACCGTACTGGAGCACGTCGCCGTGCGCGCCGATGTAGAAGGCGAGAGCCTCGCGCCGCGGCAGCGCCCCGTGGTCGCCGCAGGTCCCGCAGCCGTGCGCCTGCCCGTGGCACTCCAAGCACGAGATGATGTCGTCGGGCTTCGGCCTGCGATCGGGCGGCATGCCGAGGATGTTCTGCTGCCGCATGAACACCGCGAGCGGAAGCATCGCTTGCAAGAGCGTCTTGGAACGCGGCTCGTCGGTCACGACAGCACCTCCGGCAGCCCGCGAACCCATCCGAGGAAGACCAAGCGGCCGGCCTCCGTCTTGATCAGCTCCAGCACCCACGCCGGCGTTTGCCCTCCGACGTTCACCGAGATCACGCCGCCGAGCACAAGGGTGTGCGGCGGCATGCTGGGGCTCGGCGCGATCATGATCGGCTGCGAGCCGAACGCGACGCCGAAGCCGATGGACGCGGCCTCGCGCAGCACCTTGTCGCCAAGCTCAACCGTTTCCGTCTCGCCGTGGCAGTACGCGCGGAACACCGTCGCGCGGCGTAGGAAGTTGTAGTCGCGCTCGAGGCGGTCAACCGGCTTCTTGCACTTCGCGCAATAGAGCATCATCCGCATTGCGGCACCTCGACCTTGCGGACGATCCGCGTCGGCGACGGCGCCACCCCGCGGCCTAGCCTCGCGACGATTGTCTGCTCCATGCGCAGACTGTCGCCCTGCAACAGCGTCACCGAGCCGACGGGCCACGGGAGCCAGGCCATCTGAACGCCGGCCATCTTCACGCACAACGGGTCCAGGTCGCAGAGCACGACCTCCGTTCTGTTCAGCGCCCACTGGCCGAACCGCGCGTGGATTGCACGCAGCATGTGGATCACCATCACGCCCGACCCGCACGCCGGCTCGAGGATGCGGCACCCCTCGGGCTTCCGCCATTGGTCATCGCCCGCGTTGGCGATCTGCATCTCGGCCATGCACGCGGCGACGCTGTCTGGCGTGAAGTATTGGGCAAGGTTCTTCGTGTCCTTGACCGAATAGGCTTGGTACGCCTCGCCGAGGAGGTCTTGCGGCTCCTCGCCCATCGCGAGCCATAGCTTCGCGAAGTGCGAGCAGGCGCCATCATGCTCCATGATGCGCGGGGTCTTCCCTCCGCGTACGGCGTCCGGCGTCAGCTCCTCGACGCGCGCGAGGTAGTCCTTCTCATTCCGGGTCACGGCCGCGAACCACAGCTCGACGACCGCCCGGAAGCGGGTGTACCAGGAGAGGTGCTGCAAGTAGCGGCTCGTGCCCAGCCACTTCAGGAACGCCACCACCGCCGGGTGGCTAGCCTCGTACTTCCCTCTCGCCATGATCGACCTCCTTCCGAATCTGCTCGAACGTGCGCAGCAATCGCTTCTGCTCGTGCTTGTCCTGGATCCTCTGCTTGATGAACCGTGCCGCGACGAAGCCTGCATCCGTCGCTGCGGTGCGGTTCACCTTCCGTACCTCCCTTCTGGCCTGCACCGACGGCGTGATCGTGACCATCACCGCCCCGGCCGCGAGCAAGCCGCGCTCGACGGCCGGCCAGTCTACGACCGTGCGATCGTCGACGATCGGGGCCAGCTTCACGAGCGCGCCGTCGACGCGGGGCTCCAGCTCCCGCAGCACGTCGGCCGTTGTCGGCGGGGAGCCGCCGACGTTGCCCCACCCCGACACGTCCAGCTCAACCCCGACGAGCCGCAGCGCCGACGCCCGGAGGTACGCCTTCGGCTTTACCCCGTCGATGACGGCGAACGTCCTGGGCTCGTCCTTCTCTGCGAAGGATAGCCGCTCGGCCGCACCCGGGAGCCACGCGGCGCGGCTACGGATGCGCTGCGGCTTGTGGATGTGTCCTCCGATGAGCAAGTCCCACGGATCGCCCTCGGGCAACCCGTGCTCTGCGCCACGGTACGGGAACGCCTGCTCGCCGACCTTGGCCCCGTCGATGTTCAGGTGCGAGTACGCGCGGGCCACAGCTACACCCGGCAAGGCCGCGACCGCGGCGGTGTAGTCATCTTCGGAATGGAAGATGCCCGGCGACGGGAACGGGAGCATCATCCCGACCCCCTGCACGATCGTCGGCCGGTCGACAACGCAGACGTGCTTGAACGGCGCGACGACGCGCAAGGGCTCCAACGCCGACGGGGTAGCGGCGCTGCTCGTTGCGTCGTGGTTCCCAACGAGCAGGTGCAGATCGATCGCGGCCCGCTCGAACTCGTTGCACCACTGCACCACGATCTTCTGCAATGCGGCCGTCGGCGCGGGCCGGTCGTACACGTCGCCGAGGCAGACCGCCGAGTCGACCCGCAGCTCGACGCAGAGGTCAAGGAACTCGTACATCGCGCGCCGGACGTGTGGCGTCAGGTCGTACCCGTAGAGCGTCTTGCCGAGGTGCAAGTCGCCGATGACCGCTACTCGCCGCATGGGAGCTTCACCTGCGAAGGGTCGGTCTGCTCCTCCTCGGGCTCCATCTCGTGCCGCTCGTCTTCGATGTGCTCGATCAGCTCGTCGGTGATCTGCGCGAGCGTCCCGACGTGCTCCGGCCCTTCTGGGCACGCGGAGCAGCCGTTGAGCATGTCGCGGATCTCCGTCGCGAGCGCGTGCATGTGCCGAAGCCTGTCAGGGTTCATCGAAGCACCTCCCGCCCGGCGCGCGTCAACCGGAACGCCCAGCCTGTCGCGTAGCCGCCTTGGGGTGAAAACGTCCCGGCGGCCTCGGTGAGGCCGCGCGCCCTGAGCCGGAAGCAGGCGCGGCGAGCGGCCCGGGTCTGCGCGTCGGTCGGCGCCCACTCGTAGCCAGGGCACCCGGCAGGAACGCCAGGGTTCAACCGCCCGCGCGCGATCTCCCGATCCGTGACCCACACCTTCCAGTGCTGCTTGCGGAGGAACCCCATGATCTCCAGCTCGGCCTTCGTTGGCTTCTTCTTGTCACTCGTCACCGTCGGCCCCCTTCTTCTGCTTGAGTGGTAGCAACCCCTTCTCGAAGTCCAGCATGATGGTCGCCGACTGGAACGGGCGGGCCAGCCTATTCTTCTCGGCGATGATGCGGAGCTTGAAGCCGGCGACGTACTTCTGCCCCGCTCGTTGACGCGAGACCCGCCCGATGCTCTCCAGCCGCAGCCGGACGCTTGCGTAGAACTTCAGCGCCCGGCCTCCCGGCGGTTTCGCCTTCTCGCCGTACTGGATGTCGACGGCGTCCCGGACTTGGTTGACGCAGAACAGGATCGCCGATGTGCGCGGCATTTCGGCGCCGATGCGGCGCAGGGCCGTGCTGATCATCATCGCCCGGATCTGCGCGGCACGGCCCCGCTTCAGTTCCTCCTCTTCCAGCTCCGCGCGGGTCGTCATACCCGCGACCGAGTCGATCATCCCGACGAGCAGCCCCGAGGTGCCGGCTACCTTCATCGCGTCGCGCCACGAATCGAAGATGCCCTCCACCGTCTCATCGTCGCCGAGCACGAGGCGGTCGAGGTCGACCCCGTACTGCGTCGCAAGCCACTCGTCCCAGTTGCCCTCCGATGGGTAGAGAACCGCGGCCCCTCCGAGCCTCTGCGCCTGCGCGATCAGCGAGTAGCCAAGCCCGGTCTTGCACGTCGCCTCACCGCCGAACACCTCGACGATGCGACCTGCGGGCCAACCTCGACCGTCACGGTCCAGCACGAGGTCCAGCTCCGGTACGCCCGATGGGACGAACGCGCGCGGCTCCCCTAGCTCACTGTTAGAGCCTGCGTGCACTCGGTCGTCGCCGAGCACCGACCGCAGCGCGGCGGTCAAGGCGTCGAGGTTCAAGCCGGGCTCGACCTCGCGCACGATGCGCCCTTTCTTGGCCACGCTACCGCCTCCTGCCGATCGCCTCGCGCTTCCACTGCTCGACCTTCGTGATCAGCTCCTTGATCTTCTGCTCCTTGTTCCACTCGCCATGCTTCACCCCGTCGCTGTAGCCCATCTCATAGGCGCAGCCGGCGCACTTGTGGCGGAACGGGCTAGCCTGGCTTTCGGGGAGCTGCGCGATGCGCGTTCTTGGCACCGTCCCGATGTGATCGCGCGTGCAAACGCCGGTTTCGATCTTCGTTCTTCTCGGCATCCTCTTTCTCCTTGTCGGTCTGCATCCACTCGGGGAGCGCCACCGTGTAGCGGTGCTCCAGGTCTTCGACGAACGCCACTTCCTGCTTGGACAGCTTCGCGCCTCCGACGCAGACGTGCTCGATCAGCCTCACGACTTCTTGGAGTCGGCGGGAGGGTTGCCTTCGCAGCCACTCCCAGCGATCACCTCCGCGGTACAGGGGCAGAACGGACAACGCACTCCGGGCTCGTTCTCTGCGCTGCCGTAGTACGCCCGCATCTTGAAATACTGGCGCAGGATCTCCCCCAGCTCCGCGATCCCGTGCTGCGCCCGCTGACCCTGCTTGCCGAACCCGACCTGCTCGTACAGCTCCTTCAGCGCCGGTGTGTCGGCCTGTTGCAGCCACGCCCACAGCCGCTTCCGCGTTCCGAATAGCGACAAGACGGGAGGCCGCTGCTGCGACGACCCCGCCTCGCGGTTTGACTTCTCCCTCCACAGTTGCTCGGATGATGCGCGCACTCGCTTCCACAGCTCTGACGACCCGGACCCAACCTTCACCATCTCGACTACGCGGACGATGCGCGCTTCGGGTTCCACTTTCCGCACGTACTTCGCTCGCGGTCTTCGCTTGCGCTTCTGCATCGACTCGGCCTCTTCTCGTACCACGCTCCATCTTTCGGAACGGCATGAGCCATCCCGTCAGCCTCGAAACGATCGACACGAACCCCTCGCGAAGCAGCGCGGCGCGCAAGCCTGGAACGTCGGTGGCGCGCGCCAGCCTGCCTCGCGCGTACTGCTCGACGACGGTCTTGCGCTCGCTGCTCGTAAGCAGCAGCCCCGGCGTCAGCAAGCGCAGGTTGCGGTCGATGACCGTGCAGACTTCTGCGAACTGCATCCTTCCGAGGCGCCCCTGCTCCTCCGCGAACCGCAGCACGCTGTCGAGCGTACCGTACTCCGTGAGCAGTGCCCTCGCGCGAACGTCGCCGATCCCGTCGACGCCCTTGACGTTGTCCGACGAGTCGCCGACCAGCACCTTGTATGGGATGTACTGCGACGGTTCAAGCTCCAGCTTCGCGTCGCGGCCACCGGGCTCGATGATGCGGCAGCGCCGCCCAGCCAGGCAGTACAGGTCACGGTCCGAGGTCACGATCCCGATCTGCTCTAGGTGGCAGAACGCGGCCAGCACGGCGACCGCGTCGTCGGCCTCGACACCCGGCACGTCAACCTGGACAACGGGCAGGAACGACAGGACGTGTCGCAGCACTCCGCGCTGCCGCTGCAAGTCGGCAACGAACTCGGGATCGCGCTGTCGGTTCTGCTTGTAGTCCGGGTACAGCTCCCTGCGACGGCGAACCGCGTCCGAGCCGTCCCAGCAGATGATCATCTCCTCGGGGCCGAAAGCATCGGCGAGGTGCCCCAGCATCTTGAGCGTGCCGAACACCGCACCCGTGTTCTTACCGGCGCGGTTCGACAGACGCAGCTTGTACGCCGAACGATAGATCAGGTTGTTGATGTCGACGAACAAGCGCACGGGGGCACCTCGCCTGCTGCTACCGCTGCTTCGACTTGACGGACGCCTTGACCTTCGCGGCCAACGCTCCGGGCTTCGGCCTCGTGGCCACCTTCGGCGCCGGCTTCACGACCGGCTTCGCAGCCGGCCTCGTTGGCTTCGCGACCAGCTTCGCAGCGGGCTTGACCGGCTTGCGAGGCCGGGGCGGGGGCTCCTCCTCTTCCGGCTCCTCCTCTTCCGGCTCCTCCTCGGGCCCGTCCTCCTCGGGCTCGTCCTCCTCGGGCTCCGCGTCCTCGTCACCCTCCTCTCCGTCGCCTTCGTCCTCGATCTCCTCCTCGCCTTCGGCCTCGTCGCCGTCCTCTTCTTCCTGCTCTTCCTCGGCCCCGTCCTCGGGCTCCTCGAAGACCTCGTCCTCCTCGCTGCCCGCGCCTTCGCTCCCGTCCGCGTCGTCCTGCTCCTCGGTGTCCTCGTCGGTGATGTCCTCCTCATCCCCGTCGAAGTCGTCGTCTTCCTCGTCGGCCGCGCCGCGGATCGCCTTCCGCATGTCCTTGGTCGTCGCCGGCTGCGCCGCGCGCAGAACGTCGAGGTCGTGCAGCACCTCCATCACCTTCGCCGTGACGTACTTGCTGATGTCCGTCGCGTCGCCGAACTTGACCTTGTAGCGCGTCCGCATCCCCTTGCCGGTGCGCTTGATGCCGAGTGGCACCGCCGTCTCCGGGTTCGAGGGGTCGATGTCCTCGTCGTTGATGTACTCCAGGATCTCGCGGAACACACCGTGCGACACGGCGAGCACCTTCACGACCGACGCCGGCGCGGAGAGCAGCTTGCGGATGTCCTCCTTGCGGACGCAGTTGAAGAACGCCCGCGACCGCATCTTGTGCTGCTCGACGAAGTCCGAGTCGCCCTTGCGCCCACGCTTGACCATCTCGTCGCAAATCATGCAGTCCTTGCCGGCGGTGCGCTTCGGGCACACGAGCCGCCCGTGCTGCTCGACCTCCTTCCAGATCACACCCTCCTCGCTCCACGGCGGCAAGAGGTAGACGCAGGTCCACCCTTCCTTCAGCTCCAGGAAGTCGCCGCTGCTGCGGTCCTCGACCTCCTTCTGCTTCTGCCGCGCCTTGTCCATGTCGAGCCCGCGGTGGGCCGGCTCCGTCTTCACCGACGGCTTACTCCTCGTCTTCGGTACGGGCATGCCTTGTTCTCCTTCCCTTGTAGCTGTCGCGCACGACCTTCGTCGCCTTGCGCGCGGCCGTCTTGATGTCGGTGCTCTCCAGCTCAGCCCGGCGTTGCGCGCCAAGCTGAACCAGCATGTCTCGCCGAACCTCGAACGCGCGCACCGTCGCCTTGAGGATGTCGGCCTGGAACTGCGCCTTGCGCGCCGCTGCCGTGAGCTGCTGATGCGTCTTGTGCGTCCGCACGTAGCTCTTGCACTCATTCTCCTTCGCGTCGGAGTGCTCCTTGCGGAACTCGTCGTACAGCTCATAGAAGCTGACCTCGACGCGCTCCTCGACCGCGCGTACGAAGTCCTGCGCCCGCGCGTGCAGAAACGCCCAATGCGCGAAGTACGCGGCCTGCGATCGGAACTCGTGGTCGAGGTCGGCACCGATGTCGATCTGCTCGGCCACCTCCTGCTCGATGTCGTCGGGGAGCAGGTCCCGCCTCTCTTGCACCATCCGCTTCTCCTTGCGCTTCAGCTCTCGCCCTCGCCCCAGAACGCCTGCACGGAGCAGTCGACCCGGAGCGGGACTTCGTACTTGTGCTTCTTGTCCTTCGGTAGCGTCACCTCCATCCATCGCTTGATGTGAACCTGCGCCTCATCGGTGTGGTCCTTGTGGACGTTGTAGAGCAGCGCGTCGTGCAAGCTCATCACGATGCGAAACCCGGGAATGCGGACGCGCCTGATCCCGTCGTGCGCTCGTCGCGTCGCCTCACTCAACGTGTCGGAGCCGATACTCTGCACCTCGCAGTTGAGCGCTTCGCGTTCCATGTGCGAGAGGTCGTAGTCACGCTGCTCGCAGTTACGGCTGTGCTTCGACGCGAACCAGTCCATTCCGGCCATGTGCCGCACGCGCCGATGCACGGTCGTCACGATCCGTGCTGCTGCGTGCAGCTTCTCGATCTGCCGCTCGCGGTACTCGGCGATGCGCCAATACTTCTCGAGCCAAGCGTCGACGATCCGCTGCACCTTGCGCTTCCGGTCTTCCTTCGCCATCCCAAGCGGGAATGCGTCGGGATTGGCCTCGGCGATTGCGGCAGCCCCCCGACCGTACGGGATGCCGAAGTTCACGCCCTTTGCGATGGCCCGCTCGTTCTTTGTGACCTGCGGCGCAATCGCCGCGTACTCCTCGGCCGTCGGGTTCCGCATGAGGCGCGCGGTGACAGCCATCTTCGTGTGCAGGTCGATGTCCGAGAACAGCTCCTCGACCATCACACCGTCGCTCGCGAGCCATGCCATCACGCAAAGCTCTAGCTTCTCGTAGTCGACAGCGACGAGCCGATGCTCGCGCTTGTCGTCGGGTACGACCATCGCCCGGAGGTTGCCGGTACGGGGCAGGGTTTGGATCGCGGGGTCGTCGCAGCTCAACCGCCCGGTGCGCGCGATGGCGATGTTGTAGTTCGGGTGCGCGCGGTCGTACTCGCCGACCCAGCGCAGGAACCCACCATCCGCGCCGCTCGGGCGCCCGCGCCCGCGCTTCGCGATGCCGACGCCGTCGAGGTACGTGCCGACGTACTTCTCCATCTTGCGGAACGTGAGCACGGCTCGCGCGATGGCTCCGGCTCGCGTCTTCTTCAACGACAATGCAGCAAGCACGAACTTGTCGACGCTTGTGGACCCGCCACCCTTGGTCTTCTTTCGCAGGTCGGCACCGGCGGCCTTGAGCAGCTTGCCGAGCTGTGCCGAGCTTCCTGGATTGAACTCAGCGCCCGCTTCCCCGACAACACGCTGCGCGAGGCTGCGCAGGCGCTTGAGCGCCTTCGCCGACTCGGCGCGATATCGATCGGCGAGGCGGCGGATGTGCGCCGTATCGAAGTGGACGCCGCGGTACTCAAGGTCGGCGAGCGGCACGATCAGGTCAACGCCGATCTGATTCGGGCGTCGCAGCCCTTCCTGTTCGATCTGCGCTTCGAGGATCCCCGCGAGGCGAAACGTGCCGTCGACATCGTAGCCGCAGTAGCGGTGCAGCACGTCGTCGGGCACGAGCCAAGTCTTGAACGTCTTGCCGTCCTTGTACGCCTCGACCGTCGCGTCGTACTTCTTCCAGCCGAGGAACCACTGGCAGAGGAAGGTCAGGTTGTGGGGCTTGTTCTCGTCGAGCGTGAAGTGCCCGACCATCGTGTCGAAGACCACCTTGAAGTCGGTCAGCCCCGTGAGCTTGCGGTAGCGTTGGATGTCGTACTTGATGTTCTGCCCGATCAGGCGCGCCTCGGCCAGCGTCGTCGCAAGCTCGTCCAGGATCAGCCGCAGGTCCGGCGGCGACCACATCGGC